CTCTCTACTCTGTGTTGTTATTTGTTAACCATTCTGTTTTCTTTCTCTTCTTTAACTATCTCTCCGCGATTTATTGCAGTTCATGATAATTTGCGATTGGGACCGCAAGCGCTTCTGCGTGGTAATCCCTTCCATCTCATTTAGTAATCCTCACACTACATTCTGTTAATACACTTAATTGCTATTAATTTTCATTAGTTAAAATGTCCACAAGGCTCCGGCACTACGGAGTAAGGACAGGTCTTTTGACCCTTTTGAATATTAGTAGTACCTATTTGTTAATACATTTTGTACAGGTACTGATCTACTTTTTGGGCGTGGTAAAACAAAACCCCATGATACGTTTATTTCGCTTTCTTTTTGAGTTTATGATGATGAATAGCCAGCTCTTCGCCGTGCTTCTTTTGGTCATGTTGGGCTTTATTGCACCGACCTCTGCGCCAACTGCGGTTATGCGGACAAACGATTGCGCAAGTGTTCCTGTTTCAGGGCACACACAGTCGACGGTAGGCACCGTGACCCATTGGTACCTTAATCGGACCTCTGGACCCCTTGTGGCGGACTTCATTTTTGTCCCCACTTTTTCCTTGCTCCATACCACAGCTACTGCGGATGATTTTTATCCCCTTAGCATCTTGACTTTTCTACTGCCGGATGAATACGCGATAGATTGGTGGCATTTGCCATTTTCCTGTCACGGTATTTATTACGTTGATTGGTGGAAGTTTCTTGCCCGTTTGGCATTCAGCCCTATTTCAACGTGCTGTTTCGCTAGTTTGATTTTCCTTTTCGGTTGTCTTTCTCCCCTTTCTGCCCCTATTGTTGGGGTCTCACAGGGTGATGATTTCCTGGACTCCTTTGTTCGTGACAATTTGCCATCTTTTACCCACACGGTTGAGCGTCTTCGCTCTCATTCTTGGTTTATTGTTCATTTGACCTTGCATTCTCCTTTTTTCCAGCCGACTCACTTGTATTTCAAATCTCGTCAGTCGTATTCTGATGCGAATGCTAAGGCTATCAAAGGCATGGCTTTTCGTTTTGGCCTTTCCCACACTGTTTCTCAGGCTGGACTTCACACTTTGCTTGGTTTGGATGATTCTTATTCGAATCAAGTTATCAATGATTTCCTTATTTTCGCTTCAGGTTATTATCTCGCTCAGTCTAAGGCTGCCAAGGCCCATGCTGTTATTTCTTTCATCAACATGCGTGCTAAGGATTTGACTCGAGCAGGGATAACAGTTGATAACATTCAAGCTGCCATCTCTCAGATTTTTCGTGCTCCTACTTTGCCTGATGTTTCACATCGTGTTTTACTAGAAGATCAATTTTCTAGTTCCACTGGTTACCAATTTCACCGCTTTTTTGATGAAGATGTGGACGCTGCCCTCAATGACTGCAACATCAAGGGGTATGTTTCACAAAGTGGTGTTATGGACACCATGAAATGCATTTTTCATGGTGTAACTGGTGGTTCTCCTGTTTCTTCAATGCTCAAACTCATCACACTCTTTTGGGTTGTCATTTTTGCCACTCGTTCTGGTAAGATAGATTTCGGCCTAATTCAGACTCTCGAAGAAAAATTGATTGCTCCGACTTCCATCGAATCGGTAGCTAATCTTGGCAAGGTTGTCATTTCACACCTTACCTCTTTGTGCAGTGCTGGCCACGAGTTTTACACTACTCGGGACCCGATGGTTTTTGTTCGTTCCGAAGAGGATGCTACCAAGTTCATTGATCAAGCCTTGCGGGTCATTTCTGCTTTCGCCTCATATCGTTTTGAACTTCGTTTGACTCCTGCCTCACAACAACTTGGGCAAGACATTGATTCCACTTTGGCGCTTGGTCATCAGGTGTTGCGATATGCTCGGGCCTCCCAAAGGCCCCTCATTTTGCAATACATTGCCAAGCTAACCAACACCCGGATGGACTTCCAAACAGCTAATCGCTCGAAGTCTATGCGTGATGCGCCTTTTTCTCTTTTGGTTCACAGCACTCCTGGTATTGGTAAATCTTCCATTGTTGATTTGATTACGTCCACTTTCCGAGTTGTCAATCCTCAGGACGCTATCACGCAGCCTGATAGGGTTAGCGCGACTGCTCTTCCTCTTGATGGTGTTTATGCTCGAACTTCCGAAGACTTCTGGTCACAGTGGAAGAACACCAATTGGTGTATTATCTATGATGATCTCGGTCAGAAGAATCCTGCAGTTCCTGGTTTTCAGACGGAAATCCAGGAATTGATTCACATTGTGAATAATGTTGCTTACTTCCCTCCCATGGCTGGTGTTGATGAGAAGGGCAAGGCCACTGCCTTACCTTCTCTTGTCATTGCTACAACAAACAATCTTGACATCAATGCTACCTTTGCTGTTCGGACCCCTGCTGCTGTTTTGCGACGTTTTCCTTTTGTCGTTAAACCGCGTGTGAAGGGCCAATATCTCACTAACAACATGCTTGATTCCTCAAAAGTGCCCACAGGTGATACAGATCTTTGGTTTTTTGATATTGATCGTGTAGTACTCACAGCACCTGCTTCGGGTGCTGCTGGAGTTGTTTACCAATCTGTGGCACAAGACTTGTCCACGGCTGATTTTGCTCGTTGGATTAAGACCGCTTCTTTGCAACACTTTGATGTGCAGCAGAAGTGTGGTGCTTTCAAAACCACTCTTCTAGCCGATTCTCGATGCACTAACTGTGGAATGCCTTGTGCTTTCTGCAATTGTGGATCTCGAGTCGTTGCTCCTGTCACTGATCGAGTGGTTGGTGCTAGTCAGGGTATCTTCTATCCTGATGTGTATCTTTCTGCTTCGAATTTCACTTTGGTTGCTTTCTTTCTTGGTCTTTGTACTTTCACTTTTTCTCTTTGTTTGTACTTTTACCGACGCTTGATTTCGCATATTGACAATGTTATTGTTGCGTGTATTCGTTCTGCTGATGTTATCTCTCATGATAATATTAGGGAACCAGTACATCAAGGTGTTGGCGCAATCCATGCGCTTCGGGAAGAGTTAGTTGGTATCCAATCTTTTTGGACCCGGCTACTTTTCCCCTACACCTTTGTGCGTGATAAGACGGTTGCTTTTTGCTCCTATCTTCCTACTGTTCGTTTTCCTGTACTATACATCTTCCCTTTGTACTTTTACCATTTGTTCCATATCGGCTTCAATACTTTCATCGTCTTCTATGCTTACTGCTTTTCGTATGTTGGTCTAGTTGGTCCTGGATTTGTTTCTCGCCGATTTGTCTCTCTTTCCACCTCCATCCTTGAATCGCCATTCATATCTTTTCTTGTTATGACGTTCAGTGGTGGAGATTCCCTTGGGACCTGGTTGTATAATCGCTGTAGGGCGTATTCTCGCCCTAAGTTTATTTGTTTGCTTCTAGCAGTACTTTCTGGTGCTGCTGTGTTGTATTTTGCTTCACGATTATTCACTGGTTCTTCCCAAGGTTCTATTCCTTCCAAGTGTGCTGAGGGTGCTAGTCTTCCTACTGGTCCTCGCACAGAGAACGTTTGGACTCGTTCTGGTATGATGAACTGGCATCGGGTTTTGCCCGAAGTTAGTCGTACCTCGAATCCTGACGGTTTTTCAGATCATCTCAAATCCGCAATGGCCACCATCTCAGTTCGTAATGGTTCAGTCACTGGTGCTAATAAGATCATAGGTATTAATATCTGTGGTTCATATTGGCTCATTCCCAAGCACTGGATGCAACCCGCTCTAGGCTTAGGAAAGGATTACAAGATCGTTGTTCAGCGCAACTATGGAAATTTTGGTTGTCACATTTCCCCTCTCATCCCTGAGAGGTGGTTTCCTCACCCCACTGAGGACTATGGTGTATACCGTGTTTCGTGCCCACCTGGTCATGATCTCCGGAAATATATCTTAGCCTCCCCACTCACTGCTCCTTTTTCTGCTTCAGTTTTGCTCATGCGAGAAGAACTTGAAGTTGCACACAGCAATGGACCCATTGATTTTCTCAACTCGTCCATCCCTGACCTTGCTGCAACTTTAGGTTCCAAGTACGTTGTTCGACAACGCTACGTCACCCCTTTGTCTACTCCAACTCGAAGTGGTGACTGCGGTTCTCCCCTTTTCTCTTCTGAGAAAGGAAAATGTTTTCTCGCTGGCATTCATGTCGGGGCTGACATCCACACCCGTAAAACTCTCTCGATTCCCTTGGATTTCAAATGGTTTCAAAGTTTGTCTGCTGGTGTTAGTGAAGGCCCCTTTGCTCTCTCAACTTCTGTGAAGAAGCATACTCTTACTGATTTGCACCCCAAATCTCCAATTCGTTTTGAAGGCTTGGGTGATCGTGAATGTGATGTAAAGATTTATGGTTCTTTGGATGTTCTCCAACACAGATTCATTTCAGCTGTTGCTAGAAATAAGTTCGCTTCATTTTGGGAACAAAGAGGTCACAGTACTTCAAAAGTCGCTCCCCGCGGCTTTCCTCTTTGGCTCCCTAAAAGAAACTTTCTTCTCAATGCAACTGCCTTGAAAGAGGTGGCTGACGATTCGATTTTGCAACAATGTTTCACTCATTTCAGCAACAAGTTATCCGGATTGTGTACTGATCGCATTAAGGTGTTGTCTCATGATAATACCCTCTATGGTGTCGAAGGTGATAATTTTGTCAACGCAATCAACTGGTCTGCTGGATCGGGTTTCCCTTGGAATAAAGCGAAAAACCTCCTCCTACCTCAATCCGAAGGAAAATACGTCTTCACTGACGAGATTTCTCAACGGATAGATGATATGGTTTCAAACATATTGTCTGGTAGTAGAGCTAACATGGTTTTCAATGCTTCTCTTAAGGATGAGCCCATTAGTGAAAAGAAACTACTCGCAGGGAAGATACGCGTTTTCATGGCGTGTCCTCTTGAAGGTCTTTACCTTGTGCGAAAATATTTTCTTTCCATTCTTGCTTCTCTCCAAGCCGAAAATTTTGTGAGTGAGATGGCGGTTGGTCTCAACTGCTATTCGGCTGACTGGGATGGCCTGTATGATTACTCACACCCGAAAGGGTGGAAGGTATTCTGTGGCGATTACACCAACTTTGACCAATACATGAGTGCTCAGTTTACTCGTGCTGCTTGGTCATTGATGATTGAGATCGCAAGGCGTTCCGGCTTTTCCCCTGAGGATATATGCATCATGGAAGGTCTTTCAGTTGAATGTATCTTCCCAAATGTTAACTTCTTTGGAGACTTGCTCACACTGACTGGAACTAATCCTTCCGGTCATCCTCTCACAGTTGTCACCAATGGTCTCGTTAATTCGTTGTATATTAGATATGCGTGGGTCGTCATTTTTGGCGATCTCCGCGATTTTGAAGACAATGTTCGAATTATGACCTATGGTGATGATAATACCGTTAGTGTCTCCCCTGTGTATCAGTCTCGTTTTAACCAACAAACTGTGCGCGAAGCTCTTGAGACTATCGGTGTTGTGTACACTGACTCGAAGAAAGATGGGACTAAAGTTGAGTTCGTTGCTGATGGCGAAGAGTCTTTTCTCAAGCGCCGTTGGGTTAAGGGACCCGGTTTCTGGTTCTGTCCTTTGGAGAGGGACTCCATTTCAAAGATGTTGATCATTGGAGTCCAGTCTGGGAATGTTGACGAGAACGATCGCCTTGCTAGTGTGCTTATCAGTTCAGTACTGGAAGCATTCCACCATGGCCGAGAGTTTTTCGAAAAGCATTCTCAAGACGTCCGAGACTGTGCTGTTGAGTACAATCTTGAAGGTTGGTTAAAATCCAAAGGGGGTTTGCCAACATGGGACATCATGTTAGAGCAGAGAGTTAATGGAAATTACTCTGTGCAATATATTGGTCTTCCATATAAAGCGCGCGTTGATGCATATCGACGCCACCAAGAAGCTTATGCCATCGAGCTCGGGTCATCCGACCCCAATCATGCGGCGCATGCCTTGCAGTTACCCTGCCAATCCAATTACTGTTCAGTTTCCGGATCGGTTGATGGGCAAGGCGTTCAGGTTCCAGAGGCAAACCCTCAAAACGCTCTTTAGCGTGTCGCTTGGGACGGACAAAACAGAACTCACTCCGCGTTATAGGTATATACGTGGAGGACATACTTTTACCTGCTACCTCACTTTTACGATTTCAAGATGCCGGCTCCGAGCCGGTTCAATCCTCTCAGCTTTACGACGACGAGACAATCACCCGAATGCCTCGTGGTAGTTTTGATGACTGGTTTTCTCGACCTGTTGTTATTACTTCTTTCAGCTTGTATGAGTCCACGGCTTTTACGCCGATTGCTTTTTCACCCTGGGCGTTGTACTTTCAGCACAATCTCATTCAGCCTAAGTTGAAGGGTTTTGCCCGTTTGCGTAGCAAGCTTCATTTGAAGTTCACTATCAATGGGTCTCCCTTTCGCTATGGCGATTACCTTGTATCATACAAACCCTTATCTTCGGTTGTAGGCTTGTCATCCGCTAGTTCTATGGCTCCCAATTTTTCAGGGGGACATATTTCTGAGGATACTGCCTTTTGTGCCACAGATGCTGCGGCTTATGTCTATGCCCCAACGGGCAAAGTTCCAGGAGTTGCAACCACGTCTGACATTTCGCGTTTGGCGCGATCTCAAAGACCAAACATTCATCTGTACCCACAAACCTCTACTGGAGGTGAGATGGTTCTTCCTTTCATTTACTATCAAGATGCTATTCTTTTGTCGTCCTCAACTGCTGATGTCGGTCTTTCCAACACATTATCAGAGATGGGCACCATTATTGTAGAATCTGTGGTAAATCTTCTCACAACTGCTAGTGCTAACACGAACCCAGTCTCTGTCCAAGTTTTTGCTTGGGCTGAAGATATTGAGGTATTTATGCCTACAGGTCTCTCTCAAGGTGGGAGTGAATTCTCCGACGTTGTCAGTAAACCTAGTGGTATAGCCTCAGCTGTGGCAAATGCTGCTGGTGCTTTGGTTAAAGTCCCTGTCATAGGGGCTTTTGCTCAAGCTACGCAGATGGCTGCAATGGGTGTTAGTTCGATACTTAGACTTTTTGGTTGGTCAAATCCTCCAGTTATCACAGCTGTTTCGGCTATGTTACCCTGGGGTGGTTTTATCAACCCTTCTCCTCTCACAAGTATTCAGGATTTTCCTTTGGCTCTCGATCCTAAGAATGAGTTGTCAGTGGACCCTAGGATAGTTGGTTGTCCCCCGGCGGACGAGCTAGTCATTTCGCATTTTTGCGCGAGAGAGGCTATGCTTCCGTTCATTCAATGGCAGGTTAGTGATGCTCCCGGGTACATTTTAGGATCTTTTCCGTGTGTCCCCAATTACTATCTCTCAGAATGGATAACAAATACTACTCCTACCACTGGTTCTTCCCTTGATTGCTCTAGAACTGTCATGACACCCGCGACTTATGCTGCCCAATTGTTTTCATTTTGGCGTGGTGATTTTGTTTTGCGGTTACGTGTTATTTGTAGTGCTTTTCATAGGGGGAGACTTCGTATTCGATGGGATCCCATGTTCGAAGGAGGGGCTATGCTTGCTACATCTGAAGGTTATCAGATTTCTGACATCATTGACATTTCTAATGCCACTGATATCACTGTCAAGATCCCATTTTCAGGAGTGCGAGGTTTCCTCTCTGTAGATCATCGTGCGATTGCGCTCAACGTCGCAGGATCAGGAACTACCGACTTTCGAGCTTGGAGAGGGCGTGGAGGCGGTTCTGGCTACAATAATGAATATTGTAACAAAACCTGTGCTGGCATTGTCGAGGTCTCTGTCATGAATGAGCTTCAGTGTGGTAATGTAACCGCTGCTGCTTATTTGATCCCGTACGTTTCATTTGAAAATATGAAATTCATGGGTCCTTATGACTCCAATTTTGGTAATGATGGCACTACTTCTACGCCCTTTCTAGGTAAGGTCGCTTTCGGTAATTTCGTTTCACAAGCTTCTTCGTTTGAACCAGATGGTTCAGCTACTGTCGACGCATCAATTCATGGTGATACTGACCAACTCAGCCTCATTTATGGGGGTGAATCGGTTCCTTCCCTCAGGTGCCTTTTGCATAGAACTTATGTGCACAGGTCCTTTGTTGGAAGACTTCACGAGTCTGGTGTGTCTAACGCTTACGGGTATACGCTCCGCAACACAATTTGGGGGAGAATTCCCTCAACTTTTGGTAATCCATCCGGATCAATTTCCGATGCATCCATCAACGGTGATCACCGAGCTGGTGGCACTGGTGTTTTCTTGTATAGCCCCGGGCTGACAAATCCAATTACTTACTTAGCAGCTTGCTTCGTTGGGCAACGTGGTTCATTTGTTTGGCGGGTTAGTGATTCTTCTGTGGGTTCCAATGGTGCTATTGTTGTGCATAACTTTCTTTCTCGCTCTGGTCATCAAGCCGGTGTTTCTGATAAGACAGTTGGGTACTCCAACACTGCAGCCCTTCGTGGTGTTGCGGACCTTGTTGTTGCTAAAGGACTTGGTAATTTGGCGAGTGGTGCGACTAGTGCTGATTATTCAATCGGACAAGTTTGCAGAGCTACTTTACCAATGTACTCTAATCTCAGGCTCTTTCCTGGCAATCCAACGCGTCTTTATGATGCTCAGACTATTGCTAAAGTTATGCCTGAATACGACAATGTTTGCTACACACAGATTGCCTCTGGCAATGCTGCGAACCTCTCAGCTTCAACTGCTGCCCCCGTTTCAAATGCAATCACTTCGGTTGCCGCAGGGTCAGATTTTTCCCTGTACTTTTTTCTGAACACACCTGAAATTTTTCAGGCTCCATTTTAGTGTTCATCCTC